CATGAGTATTTCGCTCTCGGAGGGCTTCCAGCGAGGTCCGCGAAGTTGCCACCGGCAGCAATGTCATAGACCTGAATAGGGTCTGTGATGTTATGCGCTACCAGCTGATCACCGAACCGCGTAAACGTCCATGAATCCTGCAATGGAACGGCATAGGGAGCACTCGGCCCGCTGATGTCCGTCCATGAATAGTCCGTTGTATTCAGCTCGTAGAGGGCCGTTTCCGTGCCGGCGATGATCGTATAGGTACCAGCCGCCGTGCGAACGTAGACAGCACCACGGCATTCGGCGCCGAGAGCGTCGGAAATCTCCGTCAGTCCTGGCATCGGGCCCCAACCGTTGGCTACCGCAAGCGCATTGATCGAAACAGACGTGCTGGCGAGGTCATATGGGCTCTTGTCCGGTTCGAACGGGGGAAATTGGATAATCACGAGATGAATTCCCAGCCCGTAACGCGGCGGCCAATACCAGAAAGACCGGGATCAACCGTCAACTGGCTGCGCTTCTTCTGCGAAATGCCGTTGCGGACCTCTGCCGTGAATTCGTCCAGCATTCCCTTCCACAGGGCTCCCCCCTGCATGTCCTTCGTGTAGACGGCGCCCCAGACGATGGAAGCGGCCATGTACAGGTCCGGATTGTTGGTCAGGAATTCATTCGTCGGGGCAGCATCGGAGAGCGCAAACCGCCCCTGATAGACGAACCGGAAGGAATACGCCTGGTCGCAGGCCCGATCGAACTTGATGTAATTGCCCTCGATCGCCCAAAGCCCAGGCTGGCCGCTGGTTTCCTCGATCGTGAAGGTTCCGAGCGCACGAGGGGCGACGAAATATTCCCTGCCGTTCACGGTGACATACAAATCCTGCGGCTCGACAATCGAGAGCGCGGAAATGTCGATCTGCGCCGAGTCCACGACGCCGGTCAGCGTGGCAGTCGTCGCCACGACCTCCAGAAGCCGGTTAAGGCGAGCCTCGCCCAGCGTGATGAAGTCGGCCGCAGAGCCGGAAACGTCAGAACGAGCCATCCAGTCGGCAATGGCGGTCTTTAATTCACTGAATGTCGCGATGGCCATGCTGGATCTTCTCCATGATGTCTTGTGACACCCTCAGAACTTCGTAATCGCCATGCTCGATCAGGGCCGGCAGAAAGCCGCACCCGCGCACGTCGATGAAGGAAGGGATTTCGCGGCCGATCTCGGAGAGATATTCCGCTTGCATGATCAATTGCGGCGTGGTCCGGTATTCCTTGCCGCCACACTCGACAATCACGAAGCTCTCATGACCTTCCGGCCAGTCGTAGCCGTGAATTCTGGCTTCGAAGCTGCTTTCACAGCCGAATAGCGTTATATGCGCGTGCCCTCTTGCTGCCGCTGCCATTGGCGCCGTGCAGGCCGAGGTTGAACCGCTAGGCAATTCCTTGAACGGGAAGACCTCTATCGGGCCATCCACAGCCGCAAACACGTCAGGGTGACATGAGGTGGCGAGAACCGCTCGCTTTGCCCTGGATGCCAAGCCTTGAAGCGTGGGAGCTGGGTCTATGGTGTAGAACGTCGCGTCGATGCCATTATCAAGGCACCATCCGAAGGCGCCGTTGACAGCCCATATTTCGCCGTCCCATGCCTTCAGTTCGTCCAGATAGTTCTTGGCCCACGGTGAGCCGCCGACAAGAGCCAGACGGGGCGCAACCGGCCCAGCTTCCGATATGAGCGGAAGACCGAGCCGGTTGCTGTGTTCCATGTTGCGAGTGACAGCCTCTTCACCGGCTGCCGTTCTCGCAACAAACGTTATTTTACGGGCCACCCGCAATCAGGCCCTTTTCTTCAAGGGCCGTGATGATGGAGCGAACCGCAGTCCGAACCGTCGCAATCGTTGCGTTGGTCGCAAGTGCGATGGTCGCGGCCTGATCGACCGCCGTCACGCCGTGGAAGCTCACGAGCGACGTGGACGACTGACCAACGGTAACGCCAAGGGCGCCGCCGTCATGGAGCTGTTGTGCAGCCATGTTCATATTCCTTCTGTTGAGGGACGAAAGAGAAAGGGGCCGAAGCCCCAATCAATTAGGCCGTGCCGCCAAAGCGGGTTGCGAGGCGCGGGTCGATCGTGCGCCGGCCGTAGAGGACATCGAGACGCCATTTGGACGTGTCGTTGATGCCGTCATAGACCGGGATCACGCGAACGCTGATACCCTTGTAGGACTTGCGCGAACCGTTATAGGCGGCTTGCGGCATTTCCATCGGGACCATCGCAAGGGCGAAGGCGTTCTTGTGGTAGGACACGTTCTGACGCTTGGTAGCGGCAGAGCCGGCAGCCGGACCGATGATGGTGATTGCCAGGCCGTCGAAGTTGCCCGAATAGGTCACGGTCTGATGCGGGCCCGAAGTGATGATCGGGGGCGAGATCGTGATATTCGTATCGTTCGCGGCGTTGGCGTTCGTCGTCAGGTCGGTAACGACCGTGAACTGCTGCTCGACGCCTGTAGAACGCTTGGTCTTCGGGTTGACCATGTAGACGCCGGCAATCGTGAACACCTGACCGGCCTTGAGGGTCTTGGAAGCGTCCCACCCATCGGTAACGAGGGTCTGCGTCCAGGTGTCCTTTGCCGTGTCGTAGCTGACTTCCTGGCTGTTGCCATCGGTCAGCGGCGTCGTGTTGTCGGCCGTGCCGTAGTCCTGCGCCGGCATGACCTGGGTCATCATGACATCAGCGCCGCCGATGTTGCCGAGATTGCCCTGACGATAGGCGCCGCGTGCATCATTGGCGATGTAGAGGCCGGTCAGGTTGCCGAGCATGCGAGCATGGTCTGTCGGGTTCAGGACGGCGTAGCGGTTATCCACCGGCACGGACATTTCGTTCAACCGCTCCTGCGAGCGATAGAAGTCATCGAACGAGTTCACGTCAGTGCCAGGCGTGCCGACGTAGTTGTAGACGGCCGGGAGGAACGTGCTCATGCAGTCGTAGGTGACTTCGTTGATCAGGCTGGACATTGCCGGCTTGATCACGCGCTCGGAAAGGTCCGAAATCTTCAGCGTCAGGTCAGAGGACGAGAACGAGAAGTCGATGCCCTTCTGCTGGTCAACGGTGAGCGTCACCTTGCCTTCGATGACATCCTGAAGATCCATCGTTGCGCCGGAGCGAACGGTGAAGTCGGCAGGACGGCGGATCGAGATGGTCGCGCCCTTCTTGTAGCCGTTGACGGTGGAATCGTATTCGTCTTCGAACGCGCGGTGGAAGGTGTTGAGAACCCCCAGCTCGTTTTCAAGGATCACCAGCGCCTCTTTGGCGATGATGTCCGCAGTCAAGGTCGTGTTTGCCATGATAATGGTCCTTGAGGCGGCCTAAGCCGTAATGTGGGAAGATCAGCGCCCGGCTTTCGCCATCTGCGCCTTGCGATGTGCGGCGTATTCCTCCATCGACATCTCACCGATCGGCTTCCTTGCTGACGGGTTGGCTTTGGAGCTAACCGTTGTCAGTGGCTTGACCTGGGATGTGGGCTTGGAAATAGCTTCGCGTTTCTGGAGGGCCTGATGACCGAGCCAAGCGAGATGCAATGTCTTGTAGACGTTCGGGCTGTACGCCTTTTTGAGCGTATCCACGGTTTGGCCTAGTTCAGAGATTGCGAAATTCGCGATTTTGGTGTCTATTTCAGGGGTCCAGCCTGGAATGTTCTTTTCAGCAAACTCACGCGTTTCACGCAGCCGGTTGGCAGTTTCCTGCTCCGCTTGTGCGTTCCGCGTCATGTGCTGTTCGTTGAGGTATCCCGCGATTTGAGCGCGTTCTTCCTTCAGTTGCTGGAACTGACGCCAAGCGGACATTGCGCCGATCGGGTCTTCCGCTTCCAACTGCTGCCAATTGGTGTTGTGGAACTGTTCAAGCTGTTGCTCATGAAGCATGAGAGCTGCACGAGCCTGAAGGACATCCTGGGAGACGTTGAACTGCTGTTCCGCTTCGGCCTGTCGGGCTTCGACGGTCTTTCGCAGCTCGGCAACTTCCTGGGTTTTGCGCGTATAATCCGCATGCATCAGGAGGCTGTCTTTGAGTTCAGCCGGGATTTTGTGCTTCTTCCCGTTGAACTCGACTTCCAGCAATTCCGGCTCTGGTTCTGAGCCTTCTTCGCCTTCGGTCCCTTCCACTTCATCGTCTGAGCCGTCGTCGGCATCATCGCCGGCTTCGGGAAGGTTTTCGAGGTCGTTGTTGTCCTCGTCTTCAGTCTCTGGCGCTTGCGTCTGGATTGCTGGCGTAACCAGTTCTTCGGCAATAGCCGTCGTTCCCTCATCCATGAAGGTCCACTCCTCGTAGGTTGGTGGTGTTGCTGGGGTTTGCGCCGCTTACCCTTGGCGCGGGGATTGATTGGCCGTCTGGGCCTTCGAATTGGCGCTGATCATGTGACCGGCAACCTTGACTTCGCTGTCCGTCGCAATTCGCATGCGATCGGTCTGAATATCGCCCTCGACCTGCATACGCTTGGTTTCGGCGTTGAACTGGTCAACCGAGTTATCAGCCTGCAGCTTCTGGTTTTCGGCCTGCAATTGCTGGATGGCCTGCTGCATCTGCTGCATTTGCTGCTGCATTTCAGGCGGGATCTGCTGAGCGGCCGGATTCATCTTCTCAAACCGCTTGGCAATCTCGTCAGCACCTGGCCAATCGAAGTTTTTAGCCATCAGGTCCATGATAAGCGGGGCGCCCTGCGGGAATGCCCTGACAAGCTCCGTCATCTGTGCCGCGGCTTCCTCGCGACGGGTCGTGAACGACGGGCCAGACGATACCGTGAGGTCATACTTGCCAGACGTGAGGCTGTGCATCGCCAACAAGACCTCGCCGCGCTCATCTCTCACCGGCTGGCCATCTGGGCCCATCTGCGGCTGTGGTTCCGCCGTGTTGACCGGGACAGCCTGTTGCGAGCCATCCTCGCCAACGACACGAACCACACGCTCTCCAGAATACACATGCGGGATGAGCCCGATCAGGATGCGGCCGGTATGGCGGATTGCTCGCGATAGGTTGTCGATGAAGTGGAATGTTGCAACGTCGCCCTCGCGCTGCCTTGCCATGATGGCCTTGCCGCTCGTCTCATTCGAGCGGGCGCCCAAGGATGCGTCGTAAATGCCGATGATGGCCTTCATATCGTCGGAGGCGTTCAGAGCTTCTTGCAGCGCTCCAGCGGCCGGACCAACGTCAAGCGGCATGCGCTGCGGTGCCTCGCCGTCATATTCGAGGTATGCATGGCTTTCCGTGTTTGCAGTCGCCCAGCGGGATGCATCGCTGTCAAACGTGCCCTTGCGGCCGATAAACGGCACACGAGGCGCAAGAGCCACAAGCTCCGTCGCAGTCGAGCGCCAGTAATTGTACATCCGCTGTGCGTCGATCGCGTTGTGAATGAGGCTGCGGAAATAGCGCTTTCCCTCGACCACGATCTCGTCGCCATAAACCGGGACGATCGGGATGTAACAGCCGGGGAAGTCGTTCACTTCCAGCACGTCGGCGCCGGTCATGATGATCTGGCGGACCTTGTACGACTTGGTAACGCGGGAAGAGACCTCTTCCAGCATCCCCGCCTCGATCAGCGTTGAAAGCTCCGGATCTCCTTCAATGTCCTCGCGAGCATAGGTCTGCCCGTTGGAAAGCTTGACAATCTCCTTGTCTACTTCCTCGCGGTTCCACCATTCGGCAATCTGCACGGTATCATCATCGAGCCAGTCGTCGGCATTGCTCCAGGCGTCGTTGTCGAAATCAACGCAGACCGGTGCGTCATCCTTGTTCTTCTTGCCCTTGTATTTTCGCTTGAAGGCATCCTTCGGCATGCGATCGATAACAAACGCATCGTCCCAGTCCGAGGAATCGGCCTCCGTGCTGTTCGGGTCGCCATAGACGGAGAACTGATTGGACACGCGCTTGATGCACAGATCCATGTCGAAGCTGTCATCATAGGCGTAATCGATCGCAATGCGCCAATAGCCAAAACCACCGGAAACACTCGCCTCAATCGCCGTATCATAGGCCACGTCTGCATTGGACGTGTATTCGATGTTGCGAATAAGCCCGTTGATGACATCGGCCGTCTTTACGTCGGCGCCGCTGTCGACGGGATGCACCTTGATTGAGGGCTTGTTCTGTCGGCTGTCGTTGACAACCTGGCGGATGAATGCAGGGAGCTTGTTGATGGTCAGGCAAGGACGGCGCGTCTTGTTGCGCTGCGTGACGATCTCTTCCGGCCATTGCTCGCCCATGCGGGAGAACTTGATATCCTCAAGCGCAACGCGACGGTTCTCGTCCTCGAAATCGGAGCATCGCTCAAACTGCTTCTTGCCCGCAACCAGCAGGTCGTCGCTGTCTTCATAATCCATGAACTATCCCATCCATGGCTGCCGTTGCCGCGGCAACCAAAGCAGAATTGCCGATCGGTCGGTGTCCGTCGAAGTTACTCACACCAGCGAGAGCGATAACCCGGCGTGCGGCCTCAATTTCATCTCCCTGAATACCGACGAGGGACATGATGTCAGCGCGGCCGGCTTTCCACTCCCTGGAGCGCCGTGCATATTCAGCTTCCTGATTGGCAATGGCTTGCTCAAGCATAGCCACGCCTCTCTTGACTTCGGTTTTGTTAATCATGCTCACCCCATCCATCCACCGGCAACAGCGTTGCGCGGGTCCGGTATTTTCTTCCTCTCGACAACAGGGGCAGCGAACGTCAGAACGACAGCATCCCACTCGTCAGGGGAACGCACGCCGCGCTTCAGCATCTGCTCTTTGCTTTCGATGAGGAGATATTGGTTGGAATCGTACCTGTATTGCGGGCCACAGGCGTCGGCCTGAAGCGCGTCGTCATCCGGGATGTCAGCACCACCCGGCTCATCAAGCCAGTCGCGGGAGCGCATCCACATTTCTGCACGTCTGTTGCGAGGGCCAGGCCTCTTGTCTCCATTCGGAAGGATGATATCCATCGCTTGCGGAGATCCGCCGAAGTCGATGGCCTCGATCACATCGGAATACGGAGAGCCCCAGCTTTTGAGGATGTCGAAGACACCCGCGCCCTGCCCGCCTACGTCGATAAACACCTTGGCTGGCTTGTCAGCGTCGATGATCTGCTTAACCCAGTTGGCGCCCTGAACGTTGTCGAGCTTCTGCTTGCTTTCCTTCTTCAGAACCTTGCGGCCCTTGCGCCACGCGATCGAGAAGCGGTCGCCACCAAACCGGCTAGGATCAACGCCGATAATCAGCGGCCCTATTCCTTCGGCCGTCGTCTTTCGAGCCTTCATGACAGCTTCAGGCTTGATAAATCCGTCATGTCCGGTCATCTGGAACGCTTCCGCCGCCGTGGCCGGGTATTCCTGCTTGAACAATGTCGGATCTTTCAGCTCGGCAATCTTGGCGCGGCGCCAAACCATCTGCCCCATCGTGAGCCCGTATGACTCAGCGTAAGCCTGCTCTTCCTCGTCCAGCGAGAACCCATCTGGAACCGCTCGGCTATATTCCGCCTGCCAGAACCAAGGGATGAAGATTGCGATGTAGTCGCCTATGCCCGCTTCCGCTTGCTGCCAGCGCTCGTGGAATTCACCGCCGACGCCGTTCGCCGTGCTTTCAAGAATGATCTCAGTTTCGGGCAAATCAGGTATAGCCTGGACAACGCCAGCGAAATGGGTGGGCGCATTAGGCCAGAAGGCCACCTCCGAGCCGTGGAAGAACTGAACCGTCTGTGATCGTCCAACCGCCTTGGCGCCGGCCGTGCCAACCGCATAACCGCTGTCTAGCTTAGGAAACGAGAGTTCCTTGGCGTTTGCCGCGCCCGTAACAGGCTTGACCAAATCGGGGCAATGATCGTGATACCGCTCGACCATCCCGAACAGGTTGTTGGTCGCATCCTGCTCATGAGTGAGGATGAACACCCGGCGCCCGCGCTTGTGTGTCGCCTTGTGATAATACCGCCCGCCGACGTAGGTTGATATGCCTTGCTGCCTGCCCTTGAGGATCAGCGCCCGAACCTTTCCGGTCTTGGCTAACTGGTCTTCCAAGCGAGAATGCAAATACCGTTGCGCCGCGTTGAGTTCGAATGCCTCGACCTTGCCGGCCTTGGTCCTGATGTGAAGGCATTTGCTGGCGTAGTGTGAGAAGTCGTCGCGCAGTTTCCTGCGGATTGCCTTCTCTCTGTCAGTCAAGCTCATTCAGGGCGTCTTCATGCGAGAATCTGATGTTGCCTTCAAGCTGAAGCTTGTCGCTGTACTTCTTCGGCTTCAGTTTCCCAGCCATCCATTTGCGGGCATCGATGCGAAGCTGTGAGCGGCGCAGAGCCTCGCCATTCTCACGCCAGCCCATGTTCCCGCCTTCGTCGTCTTGGCGCTCAATCCAATCGTTTCGGCCGTCATCTGCAATATCGAGGATTTCATCGAACAGCGTTTCGGCTTGTTCATCTCTCGCGCGGGCGTATTGGTCGCTGAATTCTGTGTGCTTCGACAGCCACCGGAAGACAGTCGCCTTGTTCGGCATCTCGTCTTCGGAGCAAATGGCCCGCAGGCTTTCGCCGTCTGCAAGACGTTCGCAGATCGTGTCCGCTATCTCTTGCGTGTAATCAGATGGCCTAGCCATTACTCTGGCGCTTTAATTACACTCGACCAGTATCCGGGAGCGAACACCGCGACCTGTTCAGATGCGCCCTGCCCACCCTTTCCCGTGTAGAAAAGAACCATACCGCTTTCGACCACAAAGCGGTCCGCCTCCACTTCTTCCGGCTCTGGGCCTAAGACAGATACTTTTTGGACAGTGAATTTCATTTGATGCACTCCTTACGGTTGGTGCGGCTTCAGTTATTTCAGGAAACGCGAAAGGCCCCGTAATGGGACGTTGCTTTTCGTGTAGTTACGGAATATATTTACCGTAGTTACATATTTGAAGGATTGACCATGGCACTCTTCCACCAGATCCGCAGGGCAGACCCAATGGAAGAAGCACGACAGAAGCAGGAGAAGTTCTTTGACGGGCTGAAGAATGTCGATATTGACGGCACAGCGCTGAATGCTGGGTTGAAAAGAGGCCGGAAGCCAGACCCTAACGCCAAGCAGTTATTGACGCTCCGCCTTGATCCTCAAGTAATTGAGCACTTCCGCGCGACTGGCGATGGATGGCAAACCCGGATGAATGAGGCGCTGCGGAAAGCTGCAGGCCTCTGAAGTTATTTAGTAGGCAAAGGCTTCGTTACAACATACCACCGCATATCAAACCCGGCATCTTGGAATGCTTTGAATGCACGTTTGCCAGACAAAACCACCGGCATACTCCCGCTCGGCGTCGTCCAGTCGTAAGGGTCTGTCTTTGCTGGCATATCAACACCACCAGCCTTTACCCTTTGCTCGCCATACGCGCTCATATCATCCTCACTGAAACGTCACGAAGCTGGGCTCCATCTCATCCTCGTCAATGTCGAGGAGTTCAACGCCTGCAGCTTGGGCCTGGCATTCAATAATGTCTTCGAGGAGGGAGAGGAGGGCCATGAGGCCGCGTTCGGCTTGGAAGGCTTTGCAGTCTGCAATTATGGTGGCTTCTGTCATATAGCCTCCGTAGGATGAGTAACCCACCGGGTGCGCCGAAGCGTGGAGGGTGTTGTTGCTTGGAGCCGACAGCAGGACTTGAACCCACGGCCTTCGGTTTACAAAACCACTGCTCTACCACTGAGCTATGTCGGCAAAAGGCAATATTCCGCCAAACCTGGAGCGGTGATGCTCTCCAGTGTTGGCCCGGCGAGTGTTCCCTCTAATCGAGGTCCGCGATCAGTACAGCCATGCAAATCACCTAAACGTGGCCGATACTAGACAAACTAATCGAGAATATCAATATGCGCCCATCTCTTCCCCGAGATTATTTGGCCGATCGTTACTTCGTGCACTCCAAACTTCGCGGCCAGCTCCCTATTCCGGATTTTGCCTGCATTCATCTTAATAAAGCGCACCGACGAGGCGTCGATTTTGGCATTATGGCAGCGCTCTCCACGGGCTTGTGTGCCGTGGATCTGCTTGTCATCCATGTTTTCTTGAGGGGTAGCCCATCTGAGGTGCCCTGGGTTAACACACCCACCGTCACCATTGCCGCAAGAGTGCGCGGCGTGCGTCCGTCCTTCAGGTGGCTGGCCGTGGGCTAAAAGGCACATATACCTGTACGAGCTTTCATACCCATCTTCAGTTTTTACTCTCCCGACCTTCCTCTTCGCTTTACCAGAGAAAGGCCAAATCAAACAATCTAGCCCATCAAAATGCACATGGTTCTGAAGCCACTCCTTTGGGGCTCCGTTCTTGGAGCGCTCCTTTCCCCCTAAAGGGTTCCCATATTTCCGCTGGCGTCGGTAGTGGCTCCAACACATCCCAAGAGCAGCCGTATTATTAGTGCAGCCATCAACGCCGCAATTATCGATCATGCCACTTCTCCAATGCTGGCAACGCTATCATCGGCATACAGGCTGTCCAATTCCTTGATTATCCCCAGAACGCGCTCTTTCGAATCCCCGTTCATCCTGTCAATCACCCTATCGGCCCATTCTCGCATCGAAACGGTGCGGGCGCGGCCCTTCGGCAGGATCTTCTTAAGCTGCCCTCTGAGGGCTTCCGCCTTCATGAACCGCTCTGTCTCGATAGCCGTCTCGCGTCCGAATCGTTGGCTCTGTCTATCTTCGAACTCTGCCAGCATCAGCTTTGAAATGGTGGACTCTGGGAACCGGACAGGACCTGCATTGCGCGACGGTGCCAGCATGCACATGACGCTATCGACGCTCCGGACCTTCTCAAATTCAAGGCTTGGAAGATGGACAAAGGCATAGCCGACTAGCAGAGGAAGACGGCGATCGATGATCTCGTTTGTCCGGTGATGCTTCACGACAATGCGGAAGGTCGGCATATAAACGTCAATGCCCTCATTCCGAAGCTGGCGCTCTAATACGGATTCGTCAATGCGATAGCTCGGCAGTCCCTCGATTGCCTTTGCCGGCCGCTGGGAGCCTGGCACAGCTCGAACAGCATACCACCGCGTATTGTCTTGCTCTCTTGCGGTGTTTCCGTTCATGTGGTCTTCCTAGTATTTCGCTGCCTGACGCCCTTCGCCACCAATGGCGTGTTTATCTCTGCGCGCTGCTCTTCCGTCATCGCCTCGATTTTTCTGATCCCATACAAAATTGTTGTGTGATCTCTGTTGCCGAGCATTCGCCCTATCTGAGGAAGTGAGAGGCCGTAACGCCTGTAAATCTCCAAAGCTACCAGATACCGCCGCCATGCGACTTCACGGATCTGAGAAGGGCCAGTCATTACGGCCAAGGTCATGTTCAGTTCAGCGCATCGCTGCCAAAGATATTTTCTTGGCTCGCTTGCCCTCCTCTGCGCCACTTCCCATTGCCAATCACGGACGTGAGAATCAAAATGGATATCTTGCCGACTCCATAGAGGTATCTGTTTCGCCATGTAGCGGACTGGCTGAATATCCTTAACCGGATCTGGAGTCGGCTTCTGCGAGCATTGCGGACGCATCAATCTGGCCCTGATGGCG